CTTGACATAATTGTTATAATATGCTAAAATGTTATCAGATGGGTAAAATGCTGAAGAAATGGTTAATACTCTTCTGTATGCAACAACGAAATCTCCCTGTAAGTAAATTGTTAAACCATCTCGTAGAGATGAATGTACTGGGTGAAACGCTGATAAAAAAAGCAATCTCACTTAAATAGTTACAGAAGTTTCCCATACAGTTGTTCTTTTAAAGCCCTAACCTGTTATAATAATAGGTTAAAAAGCACGTTCACAGTTATCTCTCTTTGAGGAGAATAGGTTATTAATACCTGTTAAGAAGAGTAAGCTTGGATTGTATATGGAAAACTACTATCATTAATCTTAATAACAAGAAATGAAACTATACAAACTTACATAGTAGTAATTGTATCTTGTCATCACTGACTTTAGGCTAAATTACTTTTGCTCATTGACCACACTCTGTCATCTTAGCGTTTTGTAATACTTGCCTCATTTTAATTAAAATTTAATCTTGTAACGGTATTGACATATCCTTTGTGTTATGTTATAATGTTGTTATGGGTGAATATTGAGGATTGGGTTTGTTAGAGGATTTTATAAAACTTTATAAACATTCTATACCTGTGTGTGGGTTAGTTCCAGAAACTAATGAAAACTATACATGTTTTCAATTGAAGAAGGGATTACCTGTGGGTTTAGTTTTTGTTAAGGATACTATAAAATATCAGTATCCTATTAAAAGTTTTTGGAAGTATTTTGAAGAAAATCCTTGTTTTTGGATGATTCCTTTAGCTACCCCCAGTAAAAAAATCATAGGTTTTGTTTTGAGAAGTTATGATAAAAAAGAGTATAGAACTATTTTTGATTATAAAAACAACATTCCCCCTATATTTGGGTGGGAGGATTTTTCTGATTTTGACTATACCAAACCTGTTATAATTTGTGAAGGTGTTAAAGATGCTATATGGTTAAAACAATATTACAAATATTGCCTAGCTTTAAATGGCTCTGAGATAACTATTAGCAATTTAGAAATATTTAAGAATACTGTCTCTAAGATAATATTTTGTTACGATAATGATGAAGATAAAATAGACAACGTAGGTAAGAAATCTGTAAATAAAGAAGAAAATAGAATACATAGAATTTTAACTACTTCCACAGATTGGCATGTTCAGCATAAAGTTGTTACTCCAGCACATAAAGATTGTGCTATGTTTTTAAGTAATCCTTCGGGATTAAATATTTTTTTAGATAAACTAAAATTTGCTATAGAAGATTTAGGAGGAATATATGAAACTAATTAGGGATAAATACTTAAACGGGGAAATCTATAATTTAAGTGTTAAGGAGATTGATAAATTTTTCGAGGACAATTATCCTTTTAAAATGTCTAATTCAGGTATTGAAACCTTTCTTAAAACCTTAAAAATACCTGTAAATTATTTTATAAAACAGCCCGTAGAAACTCAGATGGAATTATTATTAAATCAGAAACAGCTATTTACTCCTCAAGACAAGGAATTAATAATTTTAAAAAGAAATGATATAGTGGAATTTGTTACTTTGTTAGATTCTGATTATTTTACTGAGTTGGGAGATAGGGTTCCTATTAGCAATGATTGGATTTTTATAGAGGAGGATTTAAAAGCGGGATATCAAAGATATTTTATGACTGCGGATAAGGTGGTTAATGATACCTATATGCTCGGAACTTTTATTGACTATCCTATTTTATTCTCTAAATCGATGGTGGTTAATGTAGGTTTCTACAAAATTAGTTCGGTGGATTCGGAGAAAAATTCTGAAATATTGATTCCAGATACGAAGATAAAATTAAAAAATGAAGTTCTTCCAGAGACAGACCATAATAGATATTTTTTAGATTTAATCGACAATACTAAGAAAACTAATATTGACAAAACTATTCAACATTTACAAAATATTAATACTGATTCTGAATCCTGCATCAATCTTTTATTATCCTTCGAGAAAGATAAACTCATAAATAAATCTCAGAGTAAGAAAATAAGAAGGTACATAGAAAAAGAAGAACTTCAATTATTAAATGTGTTAGAACTTGTAGAATTAAGTAATTTATTTTTACCTAATTTAAGAACATACAGTTCTAAATTTAAATTTAAACATGATGTTATCTATTCCATTTTATTGAAACACAATAAACTACCTAATGTGGATTTTATACAAGACTTTCAGGAGGGATACTAGAATGGGAGAAGACCATAAACACGAGGAATTAGAGTTAGAATGTCCTAATTGTAAATGCAAGCTGAAAGTGGTTCCAGAAGAACCCCAAAAAGAAAATAAAACAGAAGATAAAAAAATGAATTTAAATGATAATATAGATAATTCACATAACTTCAATTTGAATGATTAAGGAAACTATATGTCTGAAACACCAAAAAAATTATACGGCAATTATAAAAAGATACAGGATATCTATGATAACGAAGGTCTCTGTAGTAGAGAGTTCTATTTTCAAATAATTGCTTATGTTAAAAGACTTTTAAATAAATATCTGTTACAAAAACAATTCAATGAGGATAATATCAATGATTGTTTTGTAGTTATTTATGAGAAAGTTTCCCAAAACTATGATGTTAATAAAGGATGTTTAGGGACTTTTATTCATACAATAGTTAGGAATTACTGTACTAAGGTTAATTATCGTTTGATAAATAATCAAAATCCTATATCTTTAGACTTTGAATATATAAATAAAGATGAGTTAAGGCTAAAGGCTAACGACTCGTTAGAAGATGAGGAAATAGAAGACGATAATTTAGACAACGTAGAAAATTATTGTGGTAAGCTAAAGTATGACGATGCTTATGAGGATATAGAATACTATTGTGATATCGTAAAGCAATATGAAAAGTTAAAAGAATTAGAAAATGTTGATATAAATGAGTTACATAAGCTAGATGTGGTGAGGAAAGATTTATTATGGAACATGCTGAAACAACAGTTCAACCATCGTTAAAAATACCAGTGAATAGAACCACTTGTATCTTGTTCTATATTAGTAGGAACATGAATATAGACTTTCCTACTTTATATTCTATATACAAAGATGTTGGAGTAGATATCTTTAAGTTCTTTTTTATGTGTGCTGGTAAGAAGGTAAGTTTTCCTAAAGAAGAAAAGTTATATGGGTTTATACAAGAAGCTGAAGAGATATTCTCTAAGGTTACTGTCAATCCTAAAAAGAAAATAGATAAAGCTAAGACTTTAGATATTTATCAAGAATTTATAGAAATAATCGACAACGATTCTATGGAAATAAACATTTAGTTGATTAAGGGTACGGGGTTAAGATGGATTCTAACGACAATAAAGATAAAATAATAGATATCACTTCTGAGGTAAAATCTTTAGTTGAGAATAAAACTCGTATTAAGAGGAATTTGACACCTGACAAGTTTATGAGTCTTGTTTCAAACGAAATGGGATGTATTAGAAAATGTAACAGGATAATTAGAAAGATAGAGAAGTATTTGTGTTCCGATGAATTTATCTTTGCGTTAGAACCTAAAGATTTAATACAGCTATTGAATAGCGTGGTTAAGTCTAAGTACGCTAGTCTTGGTTTTTTGACTAAACTGTATGATATTTCAACAAAAAATGAGATAATAAGAGCTTATTTTCAAGATAGTCCTCCTGCTAAAGGAGGAAATCTTCCACAGGATGCCCGAATAAGAGAATTTGTTAATGAAATGAAACGAAGGGCTAGAGAAAATAATGACTTACCTTCAGAGGATTAATTATACTGAAGATGTTTTTACCAATTACAAAGACCTTTCCATTTGGGATAAAGGGGAGGCTATTTATTATGCTGAAGAAGATTCTTATACGGAGAAACCTGTAGATATAGTTACTTTTATAAAAGACCCTTATTATTTAGGAAATTCTTTAGGGGACGAGATATACGATTACTGGTTAGAACTACTTCAAGAAGTACATCCGCACCCTTGTATTAACATGTATAACGAATTTATTCTCTCAACTGCAATAGGAGTAGGTAAGACGACTATAGCAATAGCCTCTATGGTATATGAAATGTACAAATTGATGTGTTTAAAAGACCCCTATACCTATTATTTACAGACAAAACGCTTAGACCCTTTTGCTTTTACAATAATGACACCAGATAAAGCTCAGGGAAGTTCTGTTGCTTTCTCTAAGTTTTTGGGGATGGTTAATACTTCTCCCTATTTTATAGAGAGAAAAGCAACTCCAAAAGCTAGAACCACTGCTTCAGACGAGGGTGTTATAATTAACGATATCATCCTAGTTAATATTGGTTCAAATATTAACCATTTATTAGGTAAGATGAATTTCGGGTGTTTAATGGACGAAGTTTCTTATTACTTAGGGAAGGAGTCTATAAAAAAAGCTCAAGATATTCATAACCTGTTCAAGACGAGAAGAAAATCTAGGTTTGATAAATTTAGCGATTTTATGCCTGGTATTTTATGGTTAGTAAGTTCCCCCATAGACGAACAAGACTATTTAAATACTGCTATTGAAGAAATACAGACTAACCCATTCGGAAATTTTAGGGATAACTTGTCAGCTTGGCAAGTTAAGGGTACTTTTACAAAAGATACTTTTAGGGTTTTCTTAGGGGATTCTAAAAGAGACCCCCGATTAGTTGATGATGAAGAAATAATTTCTCCAGAGATGGAAGAAAATACAATAGATGTTCCTTATACTTATTATGAAGATTTTAGTGGTACTAGATTAATAGGGAGTATAAGGGATGTAGCTGGACGTAGGGTTCATGCAGATATATCTTTGTTTAAATCTAAACAACTCGTTAGGAACTTATTTGTTAATCCAAACAGATTCAAAAATGATATTATTAGCATGAGTTTTAATGACCCAAACGATAAGTTAGAGAATTATGTTCATAGTTTAGATTATTTTAAAAAACCTCTTCATCAGGATAGTTACAGGTTTGTTCATTTAGATATAGCTACTAAGAAAGATAGATTTGGACTATCTTCAGTATATAGCACACTAGAGGAAT